TCAATGCTGCTGACCGTTATGTAACTTATGGTTTTGTACCAGCACAGGTAGAGATTGATACCAAGGATAAGATGCCACGCATCCGTTTCTTTGACTCTATTGGTTCATACCCAGTCATTGACCGTTTTGGTCGTGTAGTTAAATTTTATCAACGCATTATGAAGCCAACTACTGAACTTATGGGTCAATACCCTGAGTTGGCAAACTTGATTTATTCTAAAGATAATCCGTCAGACATGATGGAAGTGGTCCGTTACCACGATAAAGACCAAGATGTTTTGTTTATTCCAAACCGTAACAACCTAATTCTTGACCGTGCAGTAAACCCAATCGGTGAAGTAATGATTAGGGTTGTTCAACGACCATCTATTGACGACCAATCCCGTGGTCAATTTGATGATGTGCTAGCAGTTCAAGTTGCTAAAGCACGCTACGCCTTGCTTTCCCTAGAGGCAGCGACCAAGGCGGTACAAGCACCAATCGCTATGCCTACGGATGTACAGGAGTTGGCTCTTGGACCTGATGCAATTATGCGCTCACAAAAGCCTAATGAAATTCGTAGAGTCCCACTTGAAATACCAGCAGGCGCTTTTGCTCAGCAAGGAGTTCTTGAACAAGAACTGCGTTTAGGTTCTCGTTATCCTGAGAGCCGTACAGGTAACCTTGATGCTTCAATCGTTACTGGTCGTGGTGTTCAGGCTCTTATGTCCGGCTTTGATACACAAATCAAAACCGCACACTCTATGTTTGCCCGTGCCTTTGTTGAACTTGTTGGCATTTGCTTCAAGGTTGACGAAGTAGTATTTGGTAATACCGAAAAAGAATTAAAGGGTAATTATCACGGAACCCCTTATTCAATCAAGTATCGCCCAACCCGCGACATTGATGGTGATTACACCGTAGATGTTCAGTACGGATTGATGGCAGGACTTGACCCTAACCGTGCTTTGGTATTTGGATTGCAGGCTCGCGGAGATAAATTGATTTCCCGTGATTTCCTACGCAGACAAATGCCATTTTCATTTAATGCAACACAAGAGGAAGCCAAGGTTGATACCGAGGAACTTCGTGATGCAATGAAGCAAGCGATTGCTTCCTATGCTCAGGCTATTCCAGCCCTTGCATCCCAAGGACAAGACCCAACTGAAATCTTAGTTGCTTTATCATCAGTCATAAATGCACGCCAAAAGGGAACTTCTATTGAAGTTGCTGTGGCAGATGCGTTCAGACAACCTGAGGTTCCCACACCTGCGGGCATGACTCCTGAAACAGTAAGTCCTGATGGCATGCCAGTTGAGGGTCCTGCGGGTGCTGGGCAACAACTCCCCGCTGGATTAAGTCCAACTGGTCGGATGGTCGGTGTGGCAGCAGGTCAAATTGCGCCCGGTGGTCGCCCTGATGTTCAGTCACTTTTAGCAAGTCTAACTCAACAAGGAGAGCCTAATTTACAGGCTAGCCTAATTCGGCGAGTACCAGCGTAAAGGGGGTGAATAAATGAAGGGATACAGCAAGAAGCCAGCGAACCAAGGTTCAGCAGGTAAGGCTAATGTACAAAAGCCACGCGTAGATGGCACTCCAAAAAAGGGCAATCCTAAAGGCGGAACGCTTTTTCTTAGCAAGCAACCAAAAGGAACCCGCGGTTCCAAGAACAAGTAAGAACTTCATTGATGCAGCCTGAGTATGCTGTTTAAACAAAACTACTCATAATTTTAAAAGATGCACTTTAGATACGCTCTTAAAGCGAAATGAAAGCAGGATAAAATGGCAGACCAGCGCGGTGGATACAGGAAACCGACCAACCCTGCACCAGTTTCAGGACCCGGTGCGCTCTCTCAAAGAACGGATGGACAACCTGCACGATACACAGCAGGCATGGCTTATGGTGACGGGCAGGACTTTTACGACCTACAAACCCAAGCGCCCATGAGTGGTGGACAATCCAGCCCAGCATCTTTACCTTTAAATCAAGGCTCGGCTTTAGCAGGTTATGCAAAGCCAGTTGTTCCGTTAGACCAACCAACTCAATACCCTGAGGAACCAATTACCGCTGGTATTCCACAAGGTGCAGGTCCGGGACCGGAAGTATTAACTTCCCCAGCAATGGTGGCTGCTCAAAACTCTGAGGATGTTGCAAGACTTATGGCTGTATTGCCAGTTTATGCACGCATTGCTGAGTCACCAAATGCATCAAATGCCATGCGTAACTTCTATCGTTACCTACGGAGTCAGGTTTAATGGCTTGGTATAACCGTATTGGCGACATAGCCAAAGGTGTTGTTAATTTTACAGGCATACCGGGACTAATCCACGACATTGCTACATCAGGTTCTAATGATGACCCTTGGTATGTAGATGCCGTTAATGTTGCCAAAGGTGTAGTCAAAGTTGGAACCACGCCAGTTCGTGGTGCAGTCAAAGGACTCTTTGCTGTTGGCGAAGCATCTTATGAACTTGGTGGAAAAGCCCGTGAAAGCATTGTTGAAAAGGGACTTGAACTGCCCTTTATGTATAACCGATACAAAAATGTTGGTGAAACATACGAACAGTATCAACAGCGTGTAGCCGAAAACAAAGATGAAATTTCTATGGGTCAAGTTGCCCTATCTTTGTTTGGTCCGGGCAAGAACGCAGCAGAAAATTCAGGTTGGTTTCACGATTTTACTGACCGTAACTTAAAGTTTTTATCAGCAGGATTTGATTTATTCAATCCTGAGGACAGAGAAGCAGCATTTAACGACCAGTTTATTGGTAAGTTTGCTAGCGGTTCTGTTGATTTTACTTCATCTATGACCATTGACCCATTGTTCTTTGCAGGGTTTGCTGGTAAAGGTTTATCTATTGCAGCCCGTGCGCCAATGGCAGCAGGTTTAAGTGGTGCTGGTCGTACTGGCATTGCAGCAATTCCGGGTTCTGCAACTCGTAAAGTTTTTGGTAAGTTAGCAATGACTACCGAAGGAGTTGATGACCTATTAGGTCGCGCTCTTAAAGGTGAAGGTCGTGCTGTTGAGGATGTTCAATTCCTTGCACGCTCTGATGCAAAGACTCAGTATGAATACTGGGCTAAAAAGCGTGTTACACATCCTGACGCTATGGCTTATTTATTTGGTCGTGCAACTACTGAACAAGAAGTTGTTGATACTTTCCGTGCTGTAATTGGTACAGACAAGAAAGCAATGGCAGCAATCGCAAAGGTTGATGACGAAGCAGCACTTGTTCTTGATAACTTAACAGATACACCAAAGCCTTTCCGTGAAGCACTTAACGGACAACTTGATGGTGATTTAATTGTTAACCCTGAATACAACAGGGCAGTTACAACTTATTTAGATAATCTTGTTAAAGAGGATGACCGCTTCCGTATTGCATTGGAAAAGGTTTCTACTGGTGGTAATGAATTCCGTGGTGGAACTTTTGCCCGTGGACCACTTTCAGGTTATGCACGCAATCGTGCAGAAAAGTTAGCAAAGACTTTTGCTGACCCTGAAATTACAATGATACAAAAGACAAGCCTTCACCCAGCCGTAATGGTTGTTAACTACATGAAGGGTAAGTCAGAGTTCTTTACTAAGTTCCGCCCAAGTGGTGTGTTCAGAGTAAATGATGGCGACTCCTATGTAGAGATGAACGCATTTTTGCGTGAGGCTGTTGAACTTTCAGGTGGAACATTTGCAGCAAAGGCTGGCACATACGCTGACCAGTATCTTGCAGCAGCCACCGAAGGCGAGCGTTTAAACATTATTAAGTTGGCTGAAAAAGATGCTTTGGGAATTATTGCCCCAAACATGACTCAGCAACAGATTGAAAAACTATACGCAATTTTTGATTACCGCCGTGCTAAGACACTTAAAGAACATAAAGACCGTGGCTTCTTGTCTATCTTTACAGAGAACGGTCCAGTAATTGCTAAGTTTCCACAGTTAGAGCGTGAGTCTGCAAACATTGTTATTGCAATGGATTTACGCCGACTAAAGGATGGCATTGACTCTTACGAGCGTGTGCTTCCGGGTATTCTTTCAGGTATTGACCCAACAGAAATTGCTGTTCGTGGACAAAAGTTTATGAACACCCTTGATAATGTTAACGACATTTTCAAGACATCTGTTCTTATGCGCCTAGGTTACACAGTTCGTAACCTTACAGAAGCACAACTATCTATGATGGCTAAGGCTTTTGCTTTGCCAGCAGCGGTAGCAGTTGGTGGTCCTTCGGCTGTACAAAGATTTTTACAAAACCGTAAGGCAGGCTTTACCCGTCTTATTGATAATGTTGAAGTCTTGGCTGGTCGTAAAGACGACATCAATGTTTTGCGTGATGAAGTTGCAAAACTTCAAGACATGCTTCGTGGTCTTGACCTTTCTCGTAAAGGTCTTGCGGGAGAAATCCGTACTCGCATGGCAGACATTGAGCGTGGTGGCGAGCGCTTAATTGCTAACTACATTGCTGCTGAAAAGGCTAAAGGTAATCTAGTTGGTGTTGAGGAAGCAGCAGCCATTGTTCTACCTAGAGAACTTAAAAGACTTCGTTCTGCCTTGGCAGAAGCAGAAGCAGTTACTTTGTATCATGGTTCAGCAGCAGATGCATTTGAGTTTGACCCAACAAGACCATTATCTGCATCTACTAACGCACAAATTGCTGACCGTTATGCAACACAAGAATTTGCTTTTGGACTAGAGCGTTACATCTCAGATACTGGGCGACCAGTTCCATTAAGAGTTGTTACCCGTAAAGGTCCACAACGCCACCCACAATCAACATTTACTGCTGGCTACCGTGGCGCACATACAGCACCTGACCGTGAGTTTGGTGCATCACTAGATAACATTACTCGCATCTATCCTGAGGATGTTTATTCTGCTGATGCTGCTCGCATCTATGGTGTTGGTGGAAAAGATTTTGCTAAATTAGATAAACAAATTGTTGAATTTATCAATGAATACAAAGGTAGCCCTAACCGTATGGTTACGGTTTATCGTGCTGTTCCTAAGGATGCACCTGCTGTTATCAATCCGGGTGATTGGGTAACTCCACTTCGTGAGTATGCAGACCTTCATGGAAGCAGATACTTAGACCCTGAATACCGTGTTGAGGAAATGCGTGTTCGTGCAGGCGACATTTTTACTGATGGTAACTCTTGGTTTGAGTGGGGCTATGACCCACGCCCTGTTCGTAAACCATACCCTGAAAAGTTAATTACAGCAGCAGCGCGTATGAAGTCAGACATGATTGGCGCTACCCGTGCTGGAAACATTGTTGAACTTCGCAAGGGTACAAGCAAAGGTTTTGTTAAGGTTGATGAGGATAGAATACGCAGCCTTAATCCTAAAGAATTAGAGCGTGCAGTATTCCGTGTCCGCCGTGATGGTGGAAGCGTTACACCAATGCGTGTTTACGGTGATGCTCTTTATCTCACTAAATGGTCAGACATCCCATTGGATGTACGCAAAGAAGTATTTGGTGGAGATGTAAAGGTTTGGCGTGCTTGGGTAAAGAGTAAAGGTTGGCAAGACCAAAACTCTCCTTTGTATAACTACCTTCGTCAAAACAATTTTGGTCGTGCAGTTGTAGGTGATGACCGCCGTGCAGGTGGACTATCACACATTGTTCTACCTGAGGCAGTAGGTGAAGCAGGTCGTGGTCGTGAAGTTACTAAGTTAACTCGCGCTCAGATTGAAGCAGCACAAGCAGAAGCAGATGCTGCATTAGACATTGCTCAGCCATTGCAGACAACTAAAGAACGCCGTGTTGCTCGTACACAAGTACGCCGTAAGGAAAAGTCACGCCGTACTCGCCCAGCAGTTTCTCCTTACTATGATGATGAGAACCTAATTGCCATGATTAACAATGGCGTTGAGGATGCTGCTGCTAACCTTGGTCGTTCATACGCAGAAGTTAATGCTCAACTTGACGACATGATGGCTCGCCTAGGCGCTCGCATCAGTCAATCAGAACAAATGGCTGTTAAATCTAAGGTTGGCTATGGAACCTTTACACATGAAGCCAATGGTCAGTCATACGAAGTTGATGAAGTATTTAACAATGCATCTTGGATGCTTGCTCGTACATCATCTGAACAAACATGGGGCAGCATTATTGGAAGCCAGCAAATGGCGTTCCTTGCAGGTCCCGGTTCAAGAGCAATGCGACCAGTTAAGCCCGGCGACCCACGCTACTTAGAAGCATGGGCTGGTGTATTAAACCTACACTTCCGCGACCCTGAAACTGGGGTTATGGACCCAATCGTAAGTCGTATTCTTGATGGTGCAACCAATGATGAGATTTTAGGATTTTTAACTAGAACTCGTAGTGGTCGTATCTATGCCAATAACACATACACAATTCCCGGCAAGGGACTTGGGTTTGGTAAGTTAAAGGCTGGCGAGGAAAACGATTATCTATTAACTCGTATTAGCGATACACGCAATGCTGTTAAGTTGTATGTTCCTGATGAGGACACAGCACTTATGCTTCGTGCTGCTAAAGAGGATGGCAAGCCACTTACAGGCGGAGATGTAGAAGTATTTTTACTTAACCGTTTTGGCGCTAACCCTGAGAATTTACCTGAGATTAACGGTCTGCTTGTAACTACAAGTAAGGAATACCGTGACCAAGAGCGTATTGTGGACATGGTTAATCGCCGTGTTATGCGCTTCCTAGGTTCACTTCCTGAGGATACCTTTGCTCGTCACCCATTAGTAAATGTTGTTTACAGAGAAAATGTTAAACGAAACATTGATGGTATTGCTAAGGCTAGAGGTACTGACCGACTAACAGGTGATGAAATCGCCCGTGCTGAGCGTGCTGCCCGTGAGGAAGCCCGCCGTGAAGTAGAGCGTACTTTGTTTACTATTGTTCGTAGAACTGGTGCATCATCAAGCCAAGTAATGCGCTTGTTGTTCCCGTTCTATGCAGCCTATGAAAATACCTTAATGCGTTGGGGTGGCATTGTTGCCGAGAACCCACAGGTAGTTACAACTGCTGCTAGAACTATTGCACAAATTGTTAATGGACAGTTGATAGTTGACCAAGAAGGCAACCGTATTACCGACACTAAGCAACTTGGTGAAGGCGGTATGGCTAACCTTGTGGTTCAAGTACCTGATGCATTTATCAAAGCATTGCCGGGTGAGTGGCAAGATGTGGCTGAGAACGCGTTTAAACGAGTTAACATCCCATTATCAAGCCTTGATGTTATTACCCAAGGTCAAGCAGGTAATCCGGGATTTGGTCCTTACGCCGTATTCCCAGCCTACTTAATCTTGCGCCAACGCCCTGAGTTTGAGGAAGCCTTTGCACCGCTGTTCCCAGCAGGTATGCCTAACAGCGCATCTGAGATTTTTCTACCTAGCACAGTACGCCGTCTGAAAACCATGTGGTCTAAGGATG